GATCAAAATGCTGAAGGATCTGGAACGGAGGGTACGATGACGATTTTGACCGGGCAGGATTGGCTGGTTTATGTGCTTTCGAATGATGCGACTCTGACCGGTCTGGGTGTAACAGGTGTGTATGCCGGGGATGCGCCGCTTTCGGCCGAGTACCCTTTTATCGAAGTGCGCTTCGTGAATGGCAATCCGCTGATGAATAACGCTGCGGCGATCGTCTGGCTGGATGAAATTTACGATGTGAAATGTGTTGACCAAAGCGAGAGCTGGGCAAAGTCAATTTCGATTGCGGACCGGATTCTGGCTTTACTGCATGGCAAAACCGAACAGGTGCAGGGTAGCGGTGTGATGGTTGGTTGCAGTGTTGAGGACAAAATTCAATATTCCGAGACGGACGAGCTGAAGACGTTTTTGCATCTAGGTTATACGTTTCGGGTCTATTCAAGATAAGGAGAATTAACAAATGGGAGAAAAAGCATCAATTTTTCAAGGTGTGCAAATTGGGGTTGAATCATCCGCCGGTACGCCGGTGGCTGCCAGTAAGAAATTATTGGCTGTGAGTGTGGTGCCACAGGCACGGACGGAGGCGGATCGATTCCGTGCATTGGGGAATAAATATCCCAGTTTTGTAACGCTGAACAAGGAATGGTCCGAACTGGCGATTGACGGGAAGTTGACCTACAACGAGATTTTATATCTGTTATCATCGTTGTTATCGGTGCCGACCCCGGTGCAACAGGGAGTAACCACTGCTTACAAATGGACGTTTGTGAGCAATACATCGGCAGAGGATGCGGGAAAAACATTGACGGTTGAGCAGGGCGATGCCAACAGTGCCTGGCGTGTGGCGGGTGCTAGGGTGACAGGATTGACGATGACTTTCAACCGGACTGAGGGAGCAATTCAGGGCAGCGCGATTGGCGAGGCCATTGAAACCGGAATTACCCTGACCATAAGCCCGACCAGCCTGACGCCCAAACCGATTTTACCCGCGCATATGTCTTTCAAAATGGCAGATACGCAGGCTGGGTTAGGAGGCGCGACCGCGATGACGAGAGGGCTCTCGATGGAATTCTCGCTGACCGATAAGACTGGTTTGGCGTGGCCGGTGGGGCAGGACCCGGTGACGGTGGAAACAGAACCGAGTGTTCAGGCAAAGCTAAAACTGGCGACCGACACGGTGGGTATGGGGTTGATTGCCACGATGCGCAGCGGTGCAACCAAGTGGTTCAGAATCAAGGCGACCGGGGCAGTGATTGCCAGCCCATATAATTATGACTTTCAGCTGGATTTCCCCGCACAGATTGAAGCGCCTGGCGATATGGGCGATCAGGAAGGCATTTACGCACTGGAGTACAGCCTGATCCCGATCCACGATGCAACCTGGGGCAAAAGCTTCCAGATTGATGTGATTACTGATGTGACTGCGCTGTAGGAGATGACCGATGAGATTATCTGATCTGACAAAAAAAACAAAAAAGGTCGTGGTCGAATTCAGCGGAGAGAGCGCGGAGATCGAATACCGGTTGCACGCGGTTAACCAAAAGTTTCTGGCTGCCATGAAAGATATGGACAGTCTGGAGAGTATCATCCACCAGATTGTGCAGGTAGTGGTGCGCTGGGAAGTGCTGGATGACGCCGGAAAAGAGATCCCGGTGACAAAAGAGGCGATTGAAGCATTTGGGATCCCGGTGGATTTCCTGACAACTGTTTTAAATGCGATCACCGACGACATTAAGAAAAAGGATGACGAAAAAAACGCTTAGTGGCATACCTGTTACACCCCGATCTGTACGAACCTCCGGAGAATATTGATGACTGGATGTTGTTACAGGCGGCAAAATGGGCAGGTGTGCCACCCTGGGAATTGCAGAAAAAATCCGCGGGATGGATTTTGAGCATCTGGCAGGCAATGGAAGTGGAAAATGCGTTGAGAAATAAAACGCTGAAGGAGAAATAAAAATGGCGATCAGTGCTGCAAAAATGGTAGTGGAGATCACTACCGACATCAGCAAAATGACCAAAGGTATGAAAGATGCCGATGATAAGCTGGCAAAATTTTCTAAAGGCGCAACCATTGCCGGTGTTGGATTGACGGCAGCGATCACCGTGCCAGCGATTGCCGCGGCCAAAGGGATGCTGAATGTGGCAATGGGCATGGAACAGAGCGAGATTGCCTTCGCAACTATGTTGAAATCGGGAGAAAAAGCAACCGCATTTTTGCAGGATCTGGAAGATTTTGCAGCATCCACGCCGTTTGAATTTAATGAGCTTCAGGATGCATCGCGGAGGATGCTAGCATTTGGTTTCTCTGCTGAAAGTGTTTTGCCGATGCTGACCGATATTGGCGATGCCGTATCCGGTCTAGGATTGGGATCCGCCGGGGTTAATCGGGTGACGCTGGCACTTGGGCAGATGCAGGCAAAAGCGAAGGTGAGCGGACAAGAAATGATGCAGCTGACTGAAGCCGGTATTCCTGCGTGGCGGTACCTTTCTGAGGCGATGGGATTGACAACCGCTGAGGTGATGAAGCTCTCTGAACGAGGATTAATCCCAGCTGAACAAGCGATCCAGATGATTTTGACTGGGATGCGCGAGGATTTTGGCGGGATGATGGCCAAACAGGCAGAGACGGCAGCCGGACAGCTCTCGAATTTGAAGGATGAGGTTACGTTTCTGGCTGCGGACCTGGGCGAAGAATTGCTGCCGGTGTTTAAAGATTTTGTGGACGTGGCCAAGGATGCGGTGACTGCGTTTTCCGGGTTATCACCTGAAACGAAAAAATCAATTCTGGTGATTGGCGGGATTGCTGCGGTTTCCGGGCCTGCACTGACTGCATTAGGTGGACTTGCCAGCGCAGCACGGGGGCTCATTGCAGTTTTGCCCGGGTTGAAGGCGGCATTTGGACTTATGGCAAGCGCCAACACGATTGGCGGCGCATTGAGCGTGGCGCAGTTGGGTCTTTCCGGGGTTGCAGCTGTGGCACTGCCTGCAGCAGCAGCGATTACAGCCGTGGCAATTGCCTGGAATAAATTTATCACTGAGACCAACAAAAAAGGCGCTGAGGATGTAAAGAATGCGTGGACAGATCTTTTTGAAACGCAAATTTCGAAAGGTGCAAGTGCAACCGAGATTTTAGACGAATATCGCAAAGCACAAGCCAGGGTCCAAGATCAGTTAGAAATGTCGCCTGATCGACGCGCTGGTGAAAAAGGCCTTTATTTGGATGATTTAGCAAAGCTTTTTATAAAAGATAAAGATCAATTGATGGCTGATCAGGAAGGATTAAACAATGCTCTCGCCAGGACAACGGAAACCTATCAGGGGTATCTGGATGTTGTCCGTTACGGGCAGGTGGATGTCAAGCTGATGACCGAGGAACAGTGGAATGCTGTAAACGGCATCACGGCTTTTGAGGAAGCGGTAACCAGCGCAGCGGATGAATCGGCGTCATCTTTCCAGGAAATGGTGGACGCTGCCAGCAAAACAAAAGGCGAGCTGAGCGGACTTTTGACAGAATACCAGAACATCAGCACTGAAATGGACAACTGGGTTGCGAATACTGCCAGCGGTGTGGTTAATATGCTGGGTACGAAACTACCAGAAGCATCTCAAGCGTACAAAGATGCTCTGGGCGAAGTAGACGCGGTGATGGGTACGGATTATGTGGCGCAGTACGAGCTCAAAGAAGCTGTAAAAGGATTGGTAGACCAATATGCCAGGACAAATGATCTGGATGCGTTCAGATCCGGATTGCAGGCGATTAAGGATGATGGTCTGGCAAATATGCAAACACAACTTGACGAAGTGACGACTAAAGCCCAAGAATTGTATGACAAATTAATGCAAATACCATCTGACATCAAAATCGCGATTCAGTTTGATGTGGAAGAATTGCCGAGCTGGATCATGCAGGGTATCAATAAAGGCGAAGGCACGATATCAACTGAAGATCTGAAGTGGAAAGAAGAAGCACTGGGTGGATCGGTGTATCCGGGGCTGCCGTACCTGGTGGGGGAACGTGGGATGGAGATGTTTGTACCACAGACTGCCGGGAAGATTGTGCCTGCCAACCAGATCGGGACGCGCAGTGTGGTGTTTGAAACCGGATCGATCCAGGTGACGGCGCCGAACAAGAATATGGATATTCCCTTCCTGGTGGATACTTTGATCGATGAGATTCAACGGAGAATTTTATGAACAATTTGCGGATCAGCGACGGGACGACCACGGTCAATCTGAATAATAAGAGCAACGGGATCACTACCAATTATGTTCCACGGGTGACGGATGACGGGGATGGCG